CGTTGCATATTCAAGCAGGACCTGTGGAAGAAAGAGGCTTACGGCAACACGATCAGTCCGGACCGGAATGCAATCGAGTTGATGCGAAACGGCGGGCATTTATGGGATGTCACCAAGCGCATTGTTGTTTATCGAAAGAATCCGGACCACCCCGATTCGAAGCACAATGGCAAGACGCTTTCGTATGTCGCGAAGGAACTGCTGGATGAGATGGAGGAATCCTTCCTGATGATCCTGCGCTTTTACAACTTCACACTTGAGCAGGTGCTGGAGGCGAACTGGACCAAGCTGGCCGACGCCGATAAGGGCAGATACGCCTCTGGGCAGTATTCTGACGCGCAGGCGCAGGAACGGCGCGATAAGGCAGATAATAAGGGCGCATGAAAAAGCGCCGACCAAGAGCCATCACCTCCACCTACGGAGTGATTCGAACCGCCATCCGGCAATTTGCCGCGATGGGCGTCAGGTTCGATGTGGATGATTTGATCGAAGGCCGGCCTGAACTGCGCAAGATTGGCCGGGCCAGCCTTTCTTCTACCATCCGGCAGATGTTCGAAGATGGCGAACTGAAGCGAACAAAGGTGGGCAGGCAGGGACGCAAGAATCACAAGCAACCGGTCTACCGGATTGCAGATAATAGCAGTGCATATGGACAAACTTGAGCAAGAGGTTTTATTGATCGATGAGCATGCGCTGGACAAGGAATGTGTGCGCCTGCCCAACGACTACTGGCGTGCTGCCCATGCCGCTGCTGAAGCGAAGCGGGATGTTGCCGAGGCCGAGGCGGAACTGGAAGTCATCTCCGCCACGCTTGGGCAGCAGATTCGCGACACGCCTGGCAAGTTTGGCCTGGAGAAAGTGACTGAGCCTGGAGTGAAGGAAGCGGTCCGCGCCAGCAAACAGTATCGCGACGCAAGCCGGGTTGTGATTGAGGCGAAATACCAGCAGGACCTTGCGGAGGCCCTGGTGCGCGCCTTCGAAATGAAAAAGCGAGCCCTGACCAACCTGGTTGAATTGCATGGCATGGGATGGTATGGTAGTGTGCGCCCGTCCGCCAAGGGGCGCGAGGCAGTCAAGGACATGACGCCCATCAAGTCCTATCGGCGCGAGAAACTAACTCCGGAAGAGCGCCGCCGGGAGGAATCGTGACCGCGCCTGAGATTTTATTCTGGATTTTTTTAATGATGTTCGTGGCCGCTCCGACCTGCGCCTACATGATAATGAAGTTTGGCACGGCGGGATGGTTCAGAGCAAAACAGCGGGAAAAAGAAAAACAAATGAAAGAAACGAAAGACGATTATGGCAAGAGCATCTGAGGAACGCCGGTACGCATCGGCACGCGAGGAAGCAACCTCGCGCAGCGAGGGCTTGCAGCCCTATTTGAAGTTGCCCAAAGGGGCAACGATGTTCAAAGCGAGGAAGGGCGCCATCATGATGGACGTCCTGCCCTATGTTGTTGGCGATGGGAATCCAAACGCCAAGCCGGGTGAAGTTTACTACGCCCGAAAATACTGGCTGCACGGCGCGGTTGGTGCGGATCGCCAGGCCCACCTGTGCCTGCGCCGAACCATGAAGGAGCCCTGCCCGGTCTGTGAGTTTCAAGACAAACTCAGACAGGGCGGTTACGAGGACGACGGACCCGACACGGAAAAGCTGATCAAGTCACTCATGCCGAAAGAGCGCCAGCTTTTCAATGTTTACGACTACAAGGAGCCGGACAAGAATGTGCAGGTGTGGGACATCTCGTTCCATCTGTTTGGCGACCTGCTCAATGAGCGGGTGCTCCAGGCGGACGAGCGCAAGAAATACGACACGTTTTTCCATGAGACGGACGGCCTGTCGCTGGACGTTCACATGGTGGAGGATTCGTTCGGCGGGCGCACATTCTTCCGCGCCTCAACGATTGATTTCGTGCCGCGCAAGGACAAAATCAATGCGGACGATTCCTTCGTGTTGGACGAAATGCTGGTGCCCACCCCTTACGATGAACTGAAGAAATTGTTCCATCAGTCCGTGAGCGAGGACGGCAAGGTGAAAGGCAGACGCGCTGAGGAACCGGCACGTGGCCGTGAGCGCGACAATGGACGCTCGGAGGAACGGTCCTCCCGGCGCGAGCGTGATCCAGCACCTGAACCCGCTTCCGAGGTGGATGACCGCCCTAGGGGCCGCAGGGACGCGGAGGAACGCACCTCCAGACGTGATCGTGAACCCGAACCTCCGGAACGCGGCAGACGCGACGATTCCGAGGAACGTCCGCGAGTGCATTCAGACGAGGAGCGCGGCCGGCGCGGGCGTGGCCCGGAACCTGATCCAGCACCGCGTGGCCGGGGCCGCGAACCTGAAGCGGAGCCCGCGAGCAGTGACGCCGAATGGGATAACTTCGCCGCGAGTCCAAAACGCGACGATCCTCCAGCGAGAGGCCGGAGCCGCGAACCCGAAGCCGAGCCGGCACCGCGTGGTCGGCGTGAACCCGAACCCGAGCGCGAGGAACGCACAACACGGCGTGGACGCTAAGGAAATACTACTCACGAAGCGGCCTCGGTCGCTTCTGACAAAAGAGGGTGCTCTTTCCACAGGGAGCACCCTCCTCAATCTTGCCTGCACTGATCATCCAGACTTCGGATTTCTAAAGGGCTACTATTATTATTTGGTGGGCGACAGCGCCTCAGGTAAAACCTGGTTGAGCCTTTCTTCGTTTGCCGAGTCCCGGCTCAACGCCCATTTCAAAAATCACCGGCTTATCTTTGACGATGTAGAGGGCGGCGCGCTCATGGACCTTGAGCATTACTTCGGCAAGAAAGTTGCGAAGGATGTAGAAGCGCCTTCCTACTACAAAAAATATCCCAGGCACTCCGATACCATCGAATCATTCTATGACCACATCCTTGCCCTGATCGATCAGGGCGACCCATTCATTTACTGGTGCGATTCGCAGGACGCTTTGACCTCGACCGCAGCAGGTAAAAAGATGCGTGAGCAGGCGCAAGCCCGCGAGGACGGGAAAGAGGAAGTGGGATCATACGGCGATGGCAAGGCGAAATACCATAGTGAGCATATTCGAGAAGTGCTGTCGGGCCTGCGCAAAACCGACTCCATCCTGGGCATGATCGGCCAGACTCGCGACAACCTGGGTTTTGGTTTCGAGAAGAAAACACGCAGCGGTGGAAAGTCCCTGCGCTTCTATGCGACGCTGGAGATATGGACGGCCGTGGGCAAGAAAATCAAGCGCCGTGTGCGTGGTGCTGATATGGAGGTGGGCGTGCGCTGCCTGGCCGAAGTGAAAAAGAATCGATTCACAGGCAAGGGCGGCAAAGGGCGCCAGGTTGAGATACCGATATACCACAGCCACGGCATCGATGACGTTGGGTCGTGCGTGGACTTCCTGACCAAGGCCGAATACTGGACCGAGAAGGACGGCATTTACATGGCGGATGATTTTCTGTTCAAGGGCAGCCGTGCCGAGATAATAGGACATGTGGAAGACGCGAACCTTGAAGCCCAGTTGCGCGAGTGTTGCGCCAGCTTGTGGAAGGAAATCGAGGACGAGTGTGTTGTGGAAAGGAAGCGAAGGTATGAGTAAACTAACTGAATTGGAAGTGACGGTAACCGCCAACCCCAAGTTGCGCCGTGTGATCCAGGTGTCATCTCAAATCGATTCCGTAGGCAAATATTTCATTCTGGCAGTTTGCAATGACGGCACGTTGTGGAAATTGGATGGACTTTATGAAGGTGATCCATCCTGGGAACCTTTTACCGAACCACCCCAGCCTTGACCCATGCCACTCAAGTCCCACAGCAGCCGAACCGAGAAGGGTCCTGGGTTTTTCTCCCGCGAGGAATTGCGCCTGGAGAATGCGGACGAGCCCTGGACGGAAGAGGACTTCAACAAGGCCCTGGATATGCACATCTGCGCGACAAGCAGCCCTAAGCAAATCGGACTGAGGTTCGGGCGCAGTGAGGACTCCATCAAGCGTGGCATCCTTGCCTTGTGTAAGAATGAGCGCGGTCTGCTTGAAAGATACCAGCCCAAGGGACGCACATCACGGCGAGGCGCGCCGTTCAACCAGACGGAGCAGAACCTCATCGCCCGGCATGCTGAGTTTGGCTTTCCCACCGAGTGGACCGCGAAACTGCTTTGCCGTGAAGCGAACGAAATCAGGCGCGATTCTGAGGGCGAGGCAAAAGTTTCCAGAATGCGTGAGGTGGCGCCCCTGTCGGACCTGTGCTGGGCCCATGCGTATCTGATCCACAGCGCCAGGCGCCAGCTTATCTCCGCCCAGGCATTCGAGACGATGGTGGCTGAAGAAAGAGAGTTTGGTGGTGCGGTTGGTTTGCTGCCCGCGAAATTCTCGAATGTGGTCACGGACTATCCCGCGCACATTCGATCCCTTGCGTATTATTTGCTTTTCAAGGATCAACAAAAGAAGGGCAAATGGAACGCCGATGATTTCCCATTGGACTGGAAACCGAAATGAAAAAATTTACAGTAAAATCAGTAAAAAAATATGCGGGCGAGAAATACACCGCCATGGTGCCTCCTGTCCCAACAAGCCATCCACAGATGGTGCAGTGGAAGCGGGTAGTCCTTGTTCACGACTTCCAGCCTGGAGGAGGATGTGTGGCAAAGCTCCATGTTGTGTCGGCGGATATGCCCGGTCCCAACGGCACGGTGGTCGGGATAATCCAATGAAAAAATTCATCAGGAGATTGCGCTGCTGGATTTGGGGCGATCATGAGTATCACGTCCATGATGGCATGGATGAATGCTTTGGTGTGTTTTATTATTACGAGTGCAAGCACTGTGGGAGGCGCCGATGAAAACGCTTTTGGTGATCGATTCCCATTTCATGTGCCATCGGGCCTTTCACACTTGTGGTGACCTGAGCCACAGGGGAATTGCCACGGGCGTCATTTACGGATTCCTCAAATCAGTGCACAGCTTGATGGAACAATTCTCAACCGAAAACGTGGTGTTTTGTTTCGAGGGCAAGGACCTTCTGCGCAAAAAGATTTACCCAGGTTATAAAGCGGGCAGGAATCGTGTGCGTGATCCAGAGAAGGAAAAAGCATACAGTGAACTGAACCGGCAAATTTACGACCTGCGCACGAAGCACTTGCCTGCCTGCGGATTCAAAAACATTTTCTGTGAGCCTGGATTTGAGAGTGACGATTTGATGGCGGATATCGCCTTCAGGGTTTCGGAAAATATGCTTCCTGATTTCAGGGTGATCCTGGTGACTTCAGATTCGGATATGTATCAGTGCCTCCATCCGTTGGTAGGCATTTGGAATCCAATCAAGCAAAAGCTCCTGCATTGGAAATGGTTTGATACTGAATACAAAATCAGGCCCGAGGAATGGCCGTGGGTAAAAGCTGTGGCGGGATGTCCGAGTGACAATGTGAAGGGCATTCCTGGTATAGGCGAAAAGACCGCTTTGAAATACCTTTGGGAAACGTGCCATCCCTCGATTGTTCAGAAGGTCAAATCTCTGGAGGGACAAAGAATCATTCGGTCCAATCTGGAACTTGTTCGGTTGCCTCATGCGCAATGTCCACGCCTTGCACTTGTGCGCGATGAATTTTCCCAGGCTGGGTGGGGGGACGTGTGCACGTCTCTGGGCATTCGTTCGATCCCCGCTTACCAGCGCCATGGCTAAGGGATCACAATTCGAGAGGGATACTTGCCGGCAACTTTCTGAGTGGTGGTCGGGCGGCACCCGCTCGGACATCTACTGGAGAACTTCCCAGAGTGGTGGCCGTGCCACGCAACGCGCCAAGAGCGGCAAGAAAACCTTCGGCAGTTATGGCGACATCACGGCGGTTGATCCGATCGGCGCGCCCCTGCTCCAGATGTTCACAATTGAGTTGAAGCGTGGGCGCTCGCACGGTGACCCTGGCGACCTGCTCGACTTCAAGGAGGAAAATAAATCCCATCCATTTTGCAAAACGATTTGCCAGGCCATGAAAAGCGCCGAGCATGCGGGTTCAGTTAGTTGGCTAATCATCTCGCGCCGTGACCATCGCCAGGCGGTTGTGTTTCTGGAATCGAAATACGCTGATCGCCTGCACAGAATTTGTGGCGGCTTGTTCGGGTTTTGCGCTGTGCAGTATCGTTTTCGTGTCGATTCTGAGTTTGTGCAGTTCGTTGGGCTGCGTTTTGATCATTTTCTTGCGCATATTCACCCAAAACACGTTAAAAATCTGTTGAAAAACAGTTTGTAACGAAAAAATCTTCGTCCGTAAGTCATTGATCCTGTGTATATTGTGAGTTGAAAGAAAAAATCTTTTCTTTTTTTGTTGCGCTTATTCGCTGGCCAGAGCAAAGTGAACGCATGAAAGAAAACAATATGAACGAAATCAAAGCGAAACTCGAAAAGGGAATCGACCCGGCTTGCATGTTGAATGTCATCCGCTCGCTTCGAGCAGAACTTCGCGCAGAGGGGCGCCCCGTCCCGATGATTAAAAAGCTGAGCCCCTACACAATTGATTGGATGTCCCGTTATGGGGAAGCCGGCGCGCTCGCAATGAAAGAAATCAAAGACCCATCCTGCATCGCCCCTTTCACGCCTGAGCAGATGCTCTATATCTGATAATTTTTCAGTCAACTAAACGAAACACTCAAAACACAAAAACATATGACAATCGACACACTCACAAGCGTAACCAACAGCATCGGCGCGAAAGCGACAAGCTACAAAGACACACTCAAGTCCGCCCGCTTCAACTTTGAAGTGAAACAGGATAAAGTCAGGGGCGTAAAGAGCGGCTCAGTTGCCCCGGGACTGAAACTGCTCTATCGCAGCGACACGAAGGAATCGCTGGGAATCGTCGGCGTGTCCTACGTGCCTACTGACCCGAAAGAGTTTCTGCAAACTCAATACGCATTCGCTGAATCGACCGGCGGCGAAGTGGTTCGCGCTGGATGGGTCGGGCGTGGCTCGAAAGCCTTCGCAATCGTCAAGCTCGGGCTTGCAATCGACTTCCCGAAAGAGATGCGCAAAAAGGGCGACCCGATGGCCGCCTACGTTTACTCGACAGACTCATGGGACGGGTATTCCTCCCGCGCCTCGTCACTCTACATCGAACGGCTCGCCTGCCTGAATGGGATGATGCGCAAGGAGCTTTCCGCATCCCTCAACGTCGCCCACCGGGGTGATCATCAAGTCCGATTCGAGACTGGGCTGAAGCCCTTCCTCGCCGAGATTGCAGAGAAGGCCGACACCGCCCGCAACCAGTTCGTCAAGCTCGCACAGGAGCGCATGACCGAAGCCGAGATGAAAATCTTCCTTGAGAAGA